ACTATTACCAAAATAGAGTTCCACAAATTCGCTAGTTTTACTATTTTCTAAAGAGGCAATAATTTTTTTATAGTGTTTTAACAAGTCTTCTTTAGATAAGTCCTGCGTTTTAGTATATTCAATTGTTATTAAATGATTTTCTACTAAATAGTCATAGTCTGTATTGATTAAACAATAATTAAACTTATAGTTTCCCACACCATAACCCCTATTTACAACAAGCATAGGATGGCGAATACCTTTTTTCTTAATATAATTTTTCTTTTCACTATTTTTAGAAGTTTGAAGACATAGACTGTTATTTTCAATACATGAGCTATATAGTAAGCGTGTATATGAGCTATCAGTGCTAAGCAAATCTTTACATTGATTCCATACCACTGTTCCTATGCTGACTTTAAATCCTAACTGTTCTAATGAAGAACAATTTAGAAGTAAATTTTTCAATTTGCTACAGTTAGTTTTACTAGCAAATAGCGTATAGTTAGAGTGTGTTAATACAAAATCGGGGTTCGCAACGGGCTTTAAGTCATTATTTATAATAGTTAAATCACCATTTAAAGCCCGCTTTCTAATAATTAATAATATTGTGGGTTGTTGGGTTTCAATATAATGCGCATTAACACATTCAACAATAGTTAAAATTTCAAACAACGAGTTAATATAGCTTCTTGTTTTATCATAATATAAACAACTCAAAAAGTTTTTAGGTAATACAAAACTTATTAGCCCGTTTTCTTTTACTAACGCTATTGATTTAATAATAAATAATATGAAAATATTTGGCCGCCCCTCAAAATATTTATAATAATTTTTAGCAACATTTTCTTTTTTCATCACAAAATAAGGTGGATTACCAATGATTAAATCATAAGTTTCGCTACTCTCATATTTTAAATAGTCACTGTTATATAATTTTACATTGGCACAATTTAGGTCTTTAATGGAGTCATATATTGTGCTGTTTAATTCTAGCCCAGTAATTTGTAAATGCTTATAATTCTTTAATAATGCGTTAACATATTCACACGAACCACACGAAGGTTCTAATACAGACTTAATATTGTTCATATAAGGTTCTAGTAACTTTATGTTGTCTGCTATAACAGACGGAGGTGTAAAATATATGCCTTCGCTTTGTTTTGTAGTTTTTGATAATTTGCTTGTTAGTTCTTTAGACAATGGACTATAGTCCATAGTGTTAATTAATTATAAATTGTTATTTTTAACATGAAAAATTTATATATCAATTTTATAAAAAAAATTATAAAAATTATAAAAATAATGTGTGTTACTGTTTATTAACATTTAAGTAATATTTAAGAAACATTTTAATAATTTACAGGCAGCTCGCACGTTACAAAACTAGCTTCTCCTTGCGCGTTCCACGAAACAACCAATACAATAACTTCTACACCTTGACTTATAGCATCATTAAAAGCCGTCTTATAAATTGGGTCTAATAGTGAAGCTTGAAAACTGGAAACATCAGTTCGTTGAATTACAAAACAAATAATTGGTCTAATAATTTTTGAATGACTAATTTCAGCCAATTCATTAATATGTTTTAATGCGCGTTCGCTTACAACTTCGCCTTTCTTTTTTCTGTAGCCATCTGGAAAATATGAGATTTTTTTATTAATGTCAACATTAGCAAAGTCACCGTTCTTAACCATCTTTTTGCGTTCTACACTAGATACATCGGCATAATCAGCTAATGGAACATTTTTAACTTCTAGCACAAAATACTTGCCATGCTCATCAATTCCGGCAAAATCAAAACGCGAATTAAGCAAACACACTTCGCGCTTATAGGTCTTAATGTGCATCAATGTTTTTAAGTAATTTTGTGTTAGTGCGTTTTCTACTAACGTTTCGGCTAGTTTGGGGTCTATACCAATAAGTTGATTATTAGTAATGATCTGACCACTAATAACTTTTTCTTCGTAAAAGTGTGCCAAATAAATTTTGTAAGAGCAAACCTTAGATTTGGATTGCGCACAATTAGACTTCATAGGTGACGCATAAACATAACAATCTTTTTCACATAGCCCACAGCAACCGAGCGAAGCACAGTGTGCTTGAACGATTGTTCCATCTTCAAGTTCTATATCGGCAACATATGGAGTTTTACACACTTTGGAAGGTCGCGATATAATTTTTACCAAAATTAAATCATTTAACTTATGAAGCATATTACTGTTTATTTAATATTATTATTATGTAAAGTTAATCAATTTTTATTAGCATTGTTATAAAATTTTATTAGCATTGCTAAGGCAAAATATAGCTATATAGCTTTTATACCTTTTTAACAAATAAATTAAAAATTGAAATAAACTAACAACAATACAAGTAAATAATATAATTATGTGTATAAATTACATTTATTTATTACAAGAAAGAGAATTTGTAAACACAAAAGAAAATATTTATAAAGTCGGAATGACCACAAAAGAAAATCACAAACGTTTCGGTGGATATAAAAAAGGTTTTATTCTATTATTTCAAATGTCTTGTGAAAATGCTAAAAATATCGAAAAAAAAATTATTAAATTATTTAAGGAAACTTTTGAATGGAGAAAAGATTTAGGAAATGAAACTTTTAGTGGCAACTATAAAAGCATGATTGATAAAATTTATTTAACTATAAAACACGAAGAACAAGATAACAATGAAGATGATGTAGAACACAATGAAGAAGAAGAACAAGAAGAACAAGAAGAACAAGAAGAAGTAAATAGATTAAAATTGCTATCTGAAGAAATAGGCAAAGTATTTAATGATTATAAAAATGATGAAAGTTTTAAAGGTAATAAAAAATATATAAAAATTAGTAAAGTAGACAATAAGTATATAGTATATTATATAAATCCAAGATTAAATCATAATTCAGAAGTGTATGATTATAATAATTTAATTTGTGAATATGAAATAAACATAAATGTTGCTGATGAGTTACAATATTTTAATAAATTAATAAGCAAAAAAAAAGTATGTCTTGACAAAATATATGATATAAATTCAAGTAGTTTTATCAATAAAATCAATAAAGAAAAAATAACTATAACAGTTGAGAATTATGATGACTTTAAAAGCCATCTTATTAACATAAAAAATATAGAATTAGAATATTTCAAAATAATAGATACTATTAGACAATTATTTCATTGTAATGCTATTATTAATGATAGTTTATATTGTACTATCTGCGTTAAATATGATAAAGATAATGAATACAATATCTTTAGAAAATTTAAAAGCCTTAAAGATTTTGATACTATTAATATAGATATTGGAAGAGAAGATTATATTCCAACAACATTGTATAAAATACACTCAAAATATTATGATTACATAACATTCCTGAGAAAATATATGCCATATTGTATTGAATGGGATATAAATAAAAACTATTATCTTATTAATCGTGACTATGAATATATAGGACTTAATAAGAAATCAATTGAGTTTACGAAAACTAAACGCGATTATTTGTTTAATGGATATGAACCATTAATTAAAGAGAGTTATATTATATTTTATAATAAGTATATAAAAATAGTGAAAGATAATTCACTGAATGAATGCTTAAACATGCATAAAAATTCACATATAATCATTAATAACCTATATTATGATTTTTAAACCTTTTTACATTTCAAACGCCGATTATATAAAAAATTGATTCAAAATTATACTATTTAACAAATAGTATAATTTTAAAATGAGTCAAATAAATCGTAACCAATTGATACATAAGATTAAGGATTATTTACTGAATGAGAAAATACAATTTAAAAAACACGAAATTACAGGACACCTTCAAATTATATTTACAAATAAAAAAGCAATACTAACCGTATTAGAATCTAATACTTGGGATGAAATTAAACGGCATATTGACGCAAAAATGAGCAATGAAAAAAATGACGAGTGTTCTATTTGTTATACAAAGGAAATACAAAAACGAAGAGTTACATGTACAAAATGTGCGAGTGATTGGTGTGTTAATTGTTATATAAGCATTTTTAGGACAAATAAAGGAATAATAAAATGTCCCTTCTGTCGGTTTGCTTATGGCAAAGAGTTTCCTGAGTGTATGGTTGAAATTGGTGTTCAACAAATATTAGATAGTTTATAAATTATTTCATACAATCGGCGTTTGAAATGTAAAAGGTTTAAACATTTAAAACACCAATTTATTTACGACATAAAGGACAAATTCTTAAATATTCTTCTTTTTCATATTTTTCTCTATTTTTATCATCCCATTTATTATGCTCTTCGTTATATATTTTAATCAATGGATAATCATTATCCCATTTTGGATTTTCTTGGTCATCATAATATTCATCTTCAACATCAGAGTATGGAAATATAGGTTCTCCTTCAAGTCGTTCCCCATAATAACATCGTTTAAAGCAATCCATACATACTATATGTTTACATCTTGGTTGCATTATACATTTTTTAATTTCCAAGCATATTGGACACTCTAAATTATTAATGATTTCTAGATGTCCTTTACCTATGTGAGCATTTTCGCCGCTACCCCAAGTTCCAAACATCATATGACAATTAGTACATAAATAGTGTCCTTTACATTCAAACCACCATTTGGGTAATATATCTTCACATAAAATGTAATTTTTACATTTTATTCCTTCACATTCTTCTATCTCATAATATCCAATATTACTATTTTCATAATCAAAATCTCTCTCCATAATAAAGATACTAGCTAATATTATTATTATGTAAAGTTAATCAATTTTTATTAGCATTGCTATATAGCTTTATAGCGTTTTCGCAATTTATAAAACCGTGCTCTTTTTTTTTTAGTCATATTATTAATAAATTGTGAGTCTGACTTGGTTTTCTTAGTATGTGGAAAAATAGTAAATGGTATATTTATAACCTTAACGGGTTTTTTTGCTAATTGGACCATATGTTTGCGTGTTTGTGGTTTCAAAAAACGCCATATATATGGCATTTTATTATGTAATGTGAGTGCGTCAACACTATTATTGAATTTTTTGGTTTTTTTTAAAATACATTTGCTTTCATCGCTACATGTTGATTTATACTTTTTATAACGACGAGGTTTCCAATTAGACATATTACAATAATTCCAATTTTTTGAGCCATTAGGATAACAATAAGAAGGAGTACATTTGTTCATAGTTGCTCCACAAGGAACATGGTCGCACGTTTTATATATTTTACATACCATATTATATAATATAATTTTTTTATTTTATTTTATTATATTCTATAAAAAATAAAATAGTTAAGACAAAAGTTATATAAATTTTTTAAGCGCGACTATTAACATAGCTAGTTAGTGCTTCGACCGTTCGTTGTCCACTATATTCATCTATTTTAGCATTATTTTCATCTAATAGCAAAATTGTTGGAAAGCCGGAAATAGAATAATTAGCAATTTGCTCTTGTACTTGTGACTGTTCGAATTTATATGTTTTAATAGAACTAGAATTTGCCGAACAAAATTCATCCCAAATTGGTGTAAAATTATTACAATGGCCGCAACCGTTCATATAAAAATATACAAGTTTTGTTGAGTTATCGTTGTTCATAGAATCAACATTTGCGTTTTCAAAATTTTCTTTAAATAAATTATTTGAAGGTAAAACATAATAAACAATAGCATATAATAACACTAACACAAGTGCTAAATATATAAGATTTATTGGTTTTTTAACAAATTTTGAAATAGCACCTATAGGTAAAACGTCCTTTAATGCGCGAAGATTTGGTCTTAATATTACGTTATCGAGTTTAGGCATTTATAATATATATAATTATTATTTTTAAAAATAGTTAATATAGTTAATATAGTTTAGTTCTAACTTTTTTTGTTCTAAACTTGTTTTTCCTATATTTTCTTGTATTGTGTTTTTTTGCCCTAAACTTTTTTGTTCTAAACTTTTTTGTATTATGTTTTTTACCTCCTTTTGTTGGAATAGGAATATTAGGAAGACCAGGAATATTTGGAACAAGAGGCTTAGTAGTGTCACTTTTACTGTCACTTTTACTGTCAGCATCACTTTTATTAGTTATACCAGCAAGCTTGTCATATAAATATTTATCCGGAAGACCAACGGCTCTATAAAATAGTTTTGAAAATATACTATCTAATGTTACAGCATTTGATAAACATTCATCACCAATATAACGTCTAGTAAGAGACGGTTTTTTTTTACTACTACTTTGCTTAAATGTTCTAAAAATAACAATAATATTATAAACTGTTGCCTGTAAGCGTTTATCTGTTCTGTCATCTTCATAAAAAAAATTATCACCTATATAGCTTACATTAAATCTTTTAACATGCTCGGTTATAATATTTTTAATTATATCTTCTTTTTTTGAATTATCATAGTTATCATATTTTTTATTTGTCATAATACTATGATATTTGGCTGTTACAGTCTCTCGTGTACCACTTGCTTCTTCAGTTTGTGTGTTTGGTGTGTTTTGTGTTGAAATATCATAAGCAATATATGTATCATCTATAGTTGTGTTGTCGATTGAAATTTTATTGTCAATTAAATTGAAATTTTGACGAAGCAAATATAAGATATTTGCATTTATATTGTTATATTTTATAGTGTCTTTTGCTTTTTTTTCTGCAGCCGTTTCTGTCGTTTCTTTTTTTTTGTGTTCCTTGTGTTGTTCATTATATCTTTTTTGATATTTATTTACAATATCAGCATTGAAAAATAATTCTTGTATTTTATCTACTCTTTTTTCGTTTTTTAAACTATTAAAAAATGCTGCCATGCTATCTGTTTCTTGTTTATATTTAAACTTATCAAATATATACATTGTACTATATTTAGCAAAATCTTTATCCAAATCAACAGGTTTAAATTCGCGAGGTGCACTTAATTTCAGACTTTTAATTTCTAAATCGTCAACTATATAGTGAATTTTAATTATTGGAATATCAATAATAGGAATAGTTTTAATTCTTAAGTAAACATTTATTTTTTTTGGCTTATCATAGTCTTTTTTTACCATATGAATGTATGGTAAATCATAAAACAATATTTCGTCAATATAATACTTTTCTCCTTGAATATTTGTTAAAATTGTTTGTTTTTTTAAATATATATTTTTCAACAAATACATTACATTATAAAACATCAAGGCATCCATTTTTTCATCATCATCAAAATCGGATGTTTTCTTACTATTATTAATATATTTATAATAGTCTACTATATATCTATTAATAGAATCTCTAGTATTGAGTTGTTTTACTCTACTATTAGTTCCAGAGTTAAAATGTATTAAGTTATCTTTAATTGTTTTAGAATAGTCTTCTTCAGTAAAAATTTTATGGAGTTCCGACAAATCGGTTGTATTGTTCATTAGTTCATTCACCATATCCATATTTACAGGTTCTCGTGTATCATTATAATCTTGTTCATAGGTTACTGTTCCATTAGTGCCAATTTGTTTTTTACTAATATATTTTTTAAAAATAGTTTTAAGATCTTGAATAACTGTATTATCGAGATAATATATATCTCTAAAAATACTGATTTTTTTTTTACCAGTATCTGTAAGAATTTTCTTTTTTTCTTTTTCAACTAGTGCGGCTCTTTCTTGATCTGGTAATCCTTGTGGATTTTGATCCGCTACCTTGGTCGCAGCAGCGCTTTCTGCTTCTGCTACTGCATTTGGTTCTGTACTTATAAATAGACCATCTTTTAACCTTATAGACTTAGTATCGTTGACATTATCAATATAAAAAATGTTATTTAATTGGTCTTTCAACTCAATATTGACTTCATACCCCTCTTCAGAAGTTTTCTTTACTTTTGGTGGCATAGTGTTATTTAAACTATATTATATAAATATTAATATTAAAAATAACTAACATTATTAAAAGATTCAATTATATTTAATTTATTGTAATTACTTATTTGCTGCTTAGCTTTCTTTAGCGTTTCATACGCATTGTTAATTTCGTGATCGCTAACAATTTTATCATTATTAGCAGTTGTTTGAGACAATTGTTTATATTTGTTTGGTAATATATTATATTTTGATTCTTCATTAAACAAATAGTTTGCTATTACTATAAATATAATAGTAATAATAATAGAACTAAGAATATCTTTTGTATTAATAAAAGCTATTGTAAAAATTAGGACTTCTCGAGCAATATTTTTTAATAATAGTTCTTGACCTTTTGTTAATTTTAATTCAATATATCGCGAGCCAATATTCATAGCAATCATACATATACCAGCAAGCAGTTTATTGCTATTTAAATCTTTGTTTAAATCACTTAACATACTAAGATAGTTGTATTTTTTTAAATATATGTTGAATTGTTCATTGAATTTTTCGAACATTTTAAACATTATTTAAAATAGTATTGTTATATTAATAAAATATTAATATAATTTATTAATATTTTTAACAAAAAATTAGCATTTGGCTATAATAGTGTTATTTACTAAATAATTCTATTATATTTATAAATAGAGTTATTTAGTAGTTTTTGAGAATAATATAATCTTATTTTTTTATAACAATATAATAATATGATTCAACTAAATCCGGCTCCACTTGATTCTGAAAATTCCAATTTATTAGAATCAAAATTAACTAAAAATTCTAATAGAACTTTGAAAAATAAAAAATCAGTTGAATTTAGTAGTAATACTAATCCTAACACAAAAAATAGTGAGTTAGCAAAAGATAAAATAACTACTTTAGGAAATTTAATGTCAAAAATACACGAAAATAATGAGGAAGATGATGAATATAGTAATAATAATAACTATAGCGCAAATGTTATAGATGAAAGTATTAGCAAATCATTAACAAGTAGTTTAAATAGCGAACTAGAAAAAATTCAAAAAATGAGACAATCAGGAAACAATATACCGCATAATGTCTTTTTTAATAACAATGAATTAAACACTAGTCAGGGTCTTGAACAAAATACTCTACAAAATACTCCTCAAAATAATTCTATAAATAATCCTATATCAAATAATAGCAATTTATTTAATTCGACCTTATTAGGAAATATAGCAAAAACTGGTGACTTCTCAAATTTTAATGATAGTTATAATTTAAAATATAATACGTCTTCACAAGCTGCTAATTCACTAAATTATGATAATAATAAACTCTTATCAAAATTGGAATATATTATTCATTTGTTAGAAGAACAACATAATGAAAAAACAAATTACATTACAGAAGAATTAATATTATATTTATTTTTAGGAATATTTATATTGTTTGTATTAGATTCATTTGCTAAAGTAACTAAATATGTTAGATGATTTAATATTTATAGAGTTAATATATAATGATACCATTTATTATAGCAACATTAGCACCAATAGTAAACTCAATCCAATTATTTCCCCAATTATACAAAACATATATAACAAAAAGTGTAAAAGATTTATCATTGTATTCTTTATCACTCATTTTACTAACTAATTTGCTTTGGTTGCTACATGGGTATTTTATATTTGATATTTCACTAATTGTGGCAGGCATGGTTAGTATGATAATAAATTTGGCACTATTAACATTGTTTTTTCGTTATAGAAAAATTTGAGGTTTTAAATGATTTAAAATTTATAGTTAAAGCAATACTATTTAAAACTATTTTATTAATTATTATGATAATCAATAAAATAATCTTATGACATTGGTAAAAGAATATTTAGAATATACGAAACATTATAAAGTGATTTATGGCACAAAAACATTAGTTTTAATGGAAGTGGGTAGTTTTTACGAATGTTATGCTATAAAAAAGGCAGAAGGTGTTTATGAAGGTAGTGATATTCTAGATTTTACACAAATTAATGATATGATAATTGCTAATAAAAATACTTGTGTTGACGAACAAAATATTGTAATGGCTGGATTTGGAGTAACTCAATTAGACAAATATGTTAGAAAAATGTTGCTTCATGGATACACAATCGTTGTATATATTCAAGATAAACAAGCATCTAAAACTAGTCGCAGTTTGGGATGTATATATTCGCCTGGAACATATTTTGATAACAATGACTATTATAGTCAAGGCGGAGCAAATGAATCTTTAAGCAATAATACAATGTGTATATGGATACATTATAGCAAAAAAAACAGAATTGTTAAAGAAGACATGATTACACTTGGATTAACATTAATAGATATTATTACAGGAAAGCTTGTAAGCTATGAATATACTATTAATTATAGCAATAGCCCAACAACATATGACCAACTGGAAAAATACATTTCTATTTATAATCCATGCGAACTAATTATTATTACTAATAAAAATAGTCAAAATGGTGAAAATGGTGAACATAGTCATTTTATTGATGATGTTATTAGTTACGCAAATATTAATTCGGCAAAGATTCATAAGGTTTATTTATTAGAGGACGAAGATACAAATACAAATACAAATACAAATACAAATACAAATATAACTAGCTTTGAGACGATTGCCAAAAATTGCGAAAAACAGTTATATCAAGAAACATTAATAGATAAAATATATGGAGCAGGTTCTTATAGAGGCAAATCAGAATTTCAAAATTACAGTGTAGCCAATCAAAGCTTGTGTTTTTTGTTAGTGTTTATTGAAAAACATAATCCGTCATTAATTAAGGCAATTGACTATCCGCATTTTGAAAATATTAACAATCAATTAATTTTAGCAAATCATTCTCTCAAACAATTAAATATTATTAGCGACCAGCGCTATAACGGCAAGTTAGGATGTGTAGCTAATTTTTTAAATAACACAATTACTAACGCCGGGCGGCGCAAATTTGCCTATGATTTATTACACCCAATAAATAATATTGCTAGTTTAAACGCAAGCTATGATGTAACGCAAGAATTAATAGACACAAAATTTTATAAAATTATTAGTCATTATTTATTAAATGTGAGAGATATTGAGAAGTTTGAACGAAAGCTCAATATGTATAAGTTGGACCCAAAAGATTTTGGAACATTATATGCTAATCTCTCTAACATTTCAATATTATATGAAAAAATTAGAACTTCTAAATCTAATAGTTTACTTTATTCATATATTAGTAGTCTAGTAAATTGCGACATTTGTTCTAGCATTAGCTATCTTAATAACTATCTTGAAAAAGTGTTTGATTTGAATAAACTTGCCGCTATTATGTGTGATAAGTTTGTTAGTTATAGCCTATATGAGCTCGACTTTATTAATAAAACTTATAATAAAAAATTAGATAAACTATTTAAGAACTGTTTCGATTCACAAGAACAATTAGATGCTATAGTCAAATTTTTATCCGAATTGTTGAGAGATTATGAGAAACAAAAGACCGGACCTAGTGCCTCAGTAACAACAAAAAGTGCCAAGGCGAAAAATACCAAAAAAACACTAGTTCCTGAACATGAAGACGGCAATGATGACGATGACGAAGTAATTCCCGTTCAAAATAGTGATTTACTTGCTAATCCAAAAACAAATAATGAATTGGGAGAGAGTACTGCGTCTTCATTAGCCTGTAATTATGTTAAAATTCATGAATCAGCTAAAAGCGATGCGCTATTAATTATTACAAAACGCCGGTCATTATTATTAAAAACATTAATTGGTAATCTTATTGACAAGTCTGGACCAAAATATAGTATATGTTATAATTCAAAATATAGCAAAACCAATGAAATTATTGAACTGGACTTAACACTTATTGATTTTAAAAGCCATGGTTCAAATAATAGTAACAATGTAATAATATCAAGCCAAATTAGCAGTTTAACTCATTCTATACAAAACTCGAGAGATTGGTTAATTGAAGAACTAGTTGCTACTTATAAAACTATTATTGGTGAATTCAATAATTTAACAGCTAGTTTTTATAAAACTAATAAAACTAAGAATGATGCTTTAGAAAATACAAATAAAAATACTTCACTACTTGGGTCAATCTCTCAATTTGTAGCATTAAGTGATGTATGTTATGTAAAGGCTTATAATGCGTTAAAATATAATTATTGTAAGCCACATATTGTAAATGACCCTACATATATGACAAAGTCATATGTTAATTTTAAAAAGCTTAGACACTGTTTAATAGAGCATTTAAATGCACACGAATTATATGTAACAAACGATTTAGAGCTAGGAACAAGTACACATGGAATTTTATTATATGGCACAAATGCCGTTGGAAAAACAAGTTTTATTAAGTCAATTGGAATAGCTATTATAATGGCTCAAGCTGGAATGTATGTTCCATGCGAAGAATTTACATATTATCCATATGAATATTTATTTACGCGCATTTTGGGCAATGACAATATTTTCAAAGGTCTCTCTACTTTTGCTGTAGAAATGTGTGAATTACGAACAATTATGAAAAATGCTAATAGTAACAGTATTATTTTAGGTGATGAATTATGTAGTGGAACAGAAACTACATCGGCATTAAGTATTTTTGTAGCAAGTTTAGAGAGATTACACTTTATACAAAGCACCTTCTTATTTGCGACACATTTTCACGAAATATTGGAATATGAAGAAATTAAAAGTCTTGACAAACTTGATGCCTATCATATGTGTGTATTATTTGACCGTGAAAAAAACACATTAATATATGATAGAAAGTTGAGACATGGACACGGAGAATCTATGTATGGACTAGAAGTATGTAAATCACTGGCTTTACCTGACGATTTTATTGAGCGAGCATATGCTATTCGAAACAAATATAATAAAACACATAGTACTACTAGTGTATTAGAGGCAAAAAAAAGTCATTATAATGCAAATAAATTGCGCGGAATGTGTGAATTATGTTGTGACAATGAAGGGACAGAAATCCACCATTTACAATATCAGAAAAATGCGAAAAATGGAATTATTAATGGCGAATTTAATAAAAACCATAAAGCCAATTTAATAAATATATGTGAAGCTTGCCATCATAAAATTCACAATTTAAACAGCGAATTTAGAATAACAAAGACGAGCGATGGCTACAAATTGCTTCCATTGTAAAATAAAAAATAATAATATTTTATTATTATAACATAATAATAAAATATGGAGCAATCTCCAAAATCTCTAAAATTGAAAGAATCAACAGCAACATATGTTATTGCCGCACATGGAACTATGCTCACATCTATCTTAGGTACTCCACAAACAAAAAAATATTTTGCTATTAATATACCAGAAAATGTTGAACTATACACACATGATACTTTAGGAAAGTGCATTCCTATGTATAAAACAGAGTCGGATTTTATATGTAAAAATTATAAAGATGAACTAGAACAGTCTCTCAGTCCTGCTTTTAAGTTTAGTCATGAAGATGGAGAAATTAATAAATTTCCTGAACTATTTTTTACACCCGATAGTAATACTCCAGCACATTTTTACACAGGTATAACACATTGTATTCCAGAAGCACTTAGAACTACCAGTTCACGAAAAAAAGAAATAATTTATAATATTGATGCTAAAAATACAAAAAATTGTGCATGTAGTTCAATTGTTTCTAATAGTTTTTATTTACGCTATGATTGTGAGAATAAATATAGTCCCTATTACAAAGAGCAATTAAGAGGTTATAACTATGATCCTAATAGTAATACAAGTAAATGTGGTCCAATTTTATTGAGCGAAGCTGTAAAAGTTATTAAAGCACACTGTAATACATATTATGAATCCAATTGTGTAATAAAAATTTATATATTTTCATGTTTGGTTGAAGGGGATTTAAAAACATTAATATATGATTATAAGAGGGCATATAACAACGCAAAACAACTAGCGAATCCTGACAATCCAGAACCAACTGGTCTAAGACTTGTAACTGACAATCCAGAACCAACTGGCCTAAGACTTGTAACACCAGTCACTACTCTTCCATCAACTAGTGTAAGACTTGTAACATCAGACACAATTCTTCCACAAAATGTTAAGCAAATTAACCCAGAAGTAGTAAGTACTAATACGAACATAAGCACAGAACAAATTATAGCAAGGCTTAATGACTTAACTTCACAGCCCCGAATCCGCAAGACACTAAGAGAATTACTAACAGAAACACCAACATTTGAACCACCAACAGAAACACTAACATTTGAACCACCAACAACATATTTGCAAAGTAAAGCTAACTTAAGGGACTTTTATTATGAAGTTAGTGAACCAAAAAATAATGCACTTTCAAAAGTTGTTCTAACAAATTATGTAGAAAATCTATCAGACTTTAAAGCTATACCATTAATACAATCGCATCTTTCTAAACATAGATTTAGTATAGAATTTAAAGTATTTGAATTTATAACTTATAAAGACGCATATACGGAATTTACAAGAGAACAAGATGCCAAGATTGATGCCCCACGAGATAAAAGACTTGAACAATTACAAAAAAAACATAGAGCATTAAGTAGACAGTATCTTGTTTTCTATTTAATTAATGCGTTAAATAAAATTAGAGCGGAGCACGGTGATGACATTACTATTTTGCCTGAATTCAATACAATTAGCTTCGTTCGTCCATTTACTAAAAGCGTTACAGATAGTGAGTTAGTTGATAGCGACTTAATTATTAGAGTCTATGATGAATTAAAAAAATTAATAGCACTAGAAAAAGAAAAAAAAGCAAAAAAATTAGGACAAGGTCGTAAAACATTACGTAATAAAGGAAAAAAGGGTACAAAATATAGACAGCCAAAAAGCCATAAAGCAAAAAAACTAAAAAGCCAGAAAAAACCAAAACAAATAATACACTAATAACCCAATAACCTAAGAACCTAAGAAGCTAACAAGCTAAGAACCTAAGAAACTTGAAAATAAGTTTATTATTCAATCATAACTGTTTTTTGACACCTAGGAAGTTTAACCTTGGTAAGCTTTTCAATACTAGCAATTTGCGCATTATTAGGTGCTTCTTTATTTGCTTCCCATCGCGCCAACATTTGTGGAGCTACTCCAATAAGCGCAGCAAATTGCTTCTGATTTTTTAATTGAGTTAATCTGGCCTGAGAGATTAATTGTCCCAGCTGTTTAGGAGCCTCATTAACTATAGTTTCAGGAACATGTTGTTTCTTAAAAGCAACCTTTTTAACATTAGCACTTGGTATAGCACTAGTAAATTTAACGCTATTCCAGTCTTGATGTTGAATCATAGTTTAGTTTATAAATTATATATTATAAAATAACATATAAATAAAACAATTCAATTTTATAATATATATTTTTAGTTTATAATATATATTTTATAATAGTATATTATAGAACTAATATGGTAAGTAAATTTGCTAAAATGATACAAACAATAATTTTTATTATATTTGCAGTTCTACTAAGTATAATAATTTTAAGCTACTTTAACATTAATATGACATCAAATGATCCATCAAAATTAAACAGATTTGCTGTTTATGAAGGGTATGAAGAGCATAGAAAGAGTATGGAGAATTTAAAGACTAAAGACAATAGAGCTAATCTAATCATACAATAAATAATAGACTATAAATTATTTATTATTTTTAAAAATTGAAATATAAAACTATTATTTATATATACTATAATATAATAGTTTACTATGATTATTCCAGTTAAATGTTTCACATGCGGCAAAGTATTAGGTAATAAATATAGATATTATCAACGCGAAGTTCAAAAACGAAAAATAGATAAATCACTCGAAGTTGACAAAGTAGTATATTTAACAAAAGATTTTATGGATAAAACACCAGAAGGCGAAGTGCTTGATTTACTTAATTTAAAAAAAAGTTGTTGCCGACGACACATGATTACACATGTTGATATTGAATAATGTATTAAGCTACTTTCTGTACTATCTTTTCATAGTAGTCCTGCTTTTTCCTTTTTTTTCCATTTTCATCATATATAGAAATTTGTAATTGCTCTGCTATTTTTATTAAGTCATCCAGCTTATAACTTGAAAAAGCTTTTAATGGTTTTTCAATATTTTCAATATGAAAATAACTAGATAAATAACTTTGTAATTCTTCTTCACTTATTGAACCATTTAGTAACTCAACATCAAAATTATTAAACTGCGCACTCATTTTTTCATTTGATAGTTGCAAGACTTTATAATTTTGTAAATTATAAGCTTTTTCATCATTATTACAACATAAAACACAATAACTATTATTGGAACGTAAAATTATTACATTAATTAGATGTAATATACATAAGGCATGAAATGTTTTAAAACTGATTTTTTCATTATTTGTTAAATCGTCTTCTACAAATGATTTACTTATTTTGAAGTGTTTTAAAATATTTTTTTGGCTTCGCAATTTTTCAACAATACCAAATTTAAAGTCTTTCATAACACTAAAAGAATTTAGTGTTTCTAAATCACTATCATCAAAATTATTAATTAGCTTGTAAAATAACCAAAATAATTTATCCTGAAAATTTTTATGATTAGTGATCTTAAATGGTTCGTAATATTTACTATATTTTTTACTATAATCTACTTTAACTCTACTTAGCGGAATATTGGGAATGATAGACATTTGATATTTTTTATTATAAGTTGCTGAACTCGTTAAACTCGTTGAATTTGTTGAACTATCTGTTGTTATAACATTCATTATGTTATTGGACGCATTTGCATTTAAGCCATATAACATATAGCGTTCCATATCCTCTAATTTAATAGGCACACTTAATAGCTGTTTAGTGCACAACATTACTTACAATATTACTAACGTTATCTTTATTATCTTTAAAATAGATTGTTTCCAAATCCTTTTTCAATTTTTCATCTTTATTAATATATGTTTCTTGTTTTTTAACAAAATTAATATAGCTTAATATAGAGTTGTATGTGGTGATTGATATTTTATTAAGATTTACAAAAATGCCATTATTATTTTCATTTAAATATATATTGCTTAATTTTAATATTTTAGCTATTTCAATATGATGTATTTTATCAAGAGGTTCAATAGTTTTACATAATTTATCTAATTCATTGGGGTGTATGTTATTTTCTTCAAGCGAATCCATTTCTAATAGTATGTCTTTAAATAGCTTTAAATAGTATTACATCAGGTAAATAATTTTATAATTTATAATTTATATTTTATCTATATAACTTATAAATTTAGATGTGTTGGAATGAAGCAGTGTCATTAAATACTTTTTTATTTAGTTTATTTGGAATAAACTTTGCTTATTTTAATAATGTAATAAATGGCTATGAGTATTTATTTTATTATTCGTTTATTTCAATCCAATTAGTAGAATATTTTACTTGGAAACATTTGAATAATAAAAAAATAAATAGATTGCTATCACAGTTAGGATTATTTTTAATAAGTATGCAACCAATTATGTTTATATTAACACCAAATAATGTAAAATTTAATATAAAAGCATCATTAATAATAATATATATACTATTTTTTATATTTTGGATTGTTTATTTTCCAAGTAATTTTTCGATGACAAAAGCGCCCAACGGCCATTTGGCATGGCATTGGTTAAACGTGCCACCACTATATATTTTTATATGGTTAACATTTTTCTTAGTAATGTTACTATATATTAAAAAATATATTCTGTGCGCTATACATTTAATAGTTTTTCTTGCTATTTATTATACTTATTACAAAACTAAAACATGGGGGTCTTTATGGTGTTGGATAGCAAATATAATGGCTGTATTTTTAATAGTTCGAACATTTTTTAAATCAAGCATACCAAATTATTTAGTAATTAATGAGACAGTTTAAAACTAAGCCATATTTTTCTTTACTCTTTGATCGCTTTTTTTTGTTTTTAACTTAATTTTAGTTTCGCCTCCAGTTTGTTCCATAGTAGAATCCAGCGTGTCTTCAACTTCTAATCCATAATCGCCTTCTAACTCTTTTTTTAGTGTCCCATAGTTATTAATAGCAATTAATTCGGCAATTACACTAATAAATTTATCATTTAATTCATAACGCTGTCCTAATACTCTAACTTGTAACATATCATTTTCTTTGATTTGTGAAAACATTTCATTATTATAATGATGATCACGTGCTATAAAAATAATATATGGACTAATATTATCATCGGTTACTAGTTCAGCGCGCACACCAACTTTTGTAATAGATTTTGCCTCACAATTTAATATCATAGACTCTACTGGATTTGTAATCAAACACTCAAATACGCATTCAAACACTAATTTATTTGAAAATAATTCTCCACCTGAATATGTTAACAATTTCACACTATTATTTTTAACATAACCATCTTTAATACATTTTCCTTCATTAAATTGTTTTAATCTAACTTCTAATGTGTTAAATAAATCAGAATTTACCTCATTATAATTTAAGACAATTTTTTGCGTCAATAATGAACTAATATATATATGTAAATTAGTGCTAGAATTTTTACTAGTCAATGATTTACCAGTCAATGATTTACCAGTCATAGATTTACCAGTCAACGAATATTTTTTGTTTACTGATTTAGACATCTTGGTATATAATAAGATTTTTATATTTAATATTTATTCAATTATATATATTAATATTAATTTTTTATATATACAAAATAACAAAATAACAAAATAAATTAGCTAAAGTTGTTAATTAATGATTGAACTAAGTTGAAAAACCAGCGCTTATTATCTTTTTTAATTAAGTCATAATATCTAAAATAGATTTCCAAAGCATTACAAAAAGCAATTTGATTATATTTTTTTAATTTTTCAATAATATTATTAGAAACTCCAATAGCAACAAATATTTTTTCACTATGTGCTTTTCCTGCTTGACTACAGCGAGCTCCTTTGTTTGTGCCGCTTTTTATTTTGAAATATGTAATATATTCTTGTTTATTTTTTTCTGCCAACGCCAAAAACCCGAGAGATTGCGCCAAGTCTAGTGACGCAACCTTTGTCTTAACAATAGTTTCAGCAAAATCATCATAGTCTTCGGATTGTCCTAATGTTAATAACATATTAGAACCACTAATATGAGGAACTTTACTTTTTGTTATTATGTATAATGTATAATTTTTAAACTCGCTTTTTTGTGGTACTATTAGTGCGCGCAATTTACCATTAATAGACGTTATAAAATGTTCCTCATAATAACTTGCTAATTTGCTTTCAAAGTTTGAAAGTCCCTTTAAATCATAACCATTATTTAATAAATAATTCACTAATAAAGTAGTTTTTTCAATATTCAAATCATCTAGTAAAATAGCAATTGCTAATTTTTGTATGCTATTAGAGTCTAAAACCGATTCTTCTTCTAATAATTTAATAATTGACCCATAATGTATATATTTATTATCATCTATTGATTGATTTGTTTGTATGTTAGTAATATAATTATAATTTATTTCAAGTTCAATAATTAGCGATTTTACATTATCAATAAGTTCAATTGATAAATAGTCATTATCAAACAATGTAAAATTTATTTTAGTTTTTACAACTTTTGTTTTCACGGGCTCGGGCTTTAACGACTTTTCAACTTCGGTTTTGTCTACATATACTGGTTTTGCTTTATCATCAAATACATCAAATGTTTCGGGAAGATCAAATGCTATTCCGTCAGGCTTAGACTGTATTGGATTAGATCTTTCAAAAATAGTAGCATCATTATTTAATTGTGACGGTTGAAAAATGTAAAGGTGTTCAACATTTATTAATTTCCCTAATGTATTATATTTATCTGTTATATAGCTATTTTCATTATTTACTAACTGATCCAAAGCATTATTTATATGATTTGTTGAATAATTATTAAAACTAGTTAAATAACTAATAATATATTCTTTAGTATAAAAATATTTCTCTTTAAATAAATCTCTAATAAGTTTCACTATTGCTTCATTGTTGGTTTGTAAAAAAAATTCATTATAAGAAGAATTATTTTCTTCTATGTCTCCTGTTAATCCCATTTTTGTTTTATAGTCTTCTAATTCTGGCTTACATTTATAACTACATTCAGCCATATAATCACATAATGGACTATATGATTTATCACCAATGCTATAACTAATTGAAGCATTATTTGAAAGTGTTAGTGTTATTTTTTTATTAAGTAGTTTTTCATCAAATTTTTGTTGTTCATAATTTAGCATACAATCAATAGAATGTTCTTTTAATATTCGGCTAATAGCACCAATAACTTTTGCTTTTGCTTCTGCTTTTCTATAAATTAGTAAATCAACCGACTCATTATTATTATGCAATAATGTACCATGCATAAATATTTGCACGTTTCGTTCCTTTAACGGCATATTTTTATGACTACACGTTCTTATTGCTCGTCCAATAATTTGCTCTATTCTATTTATATTAAACCAAGGTTCTAAAATATGAACTTGCCTAATAAATTTTAAGTCAATACCTTCACTTCCCGCAGCTGAAAGTAGAATAACCTTAACATTTTTACCATCACTATTATTTGAGTCTGTTGCTGCCTTTAAATCACCAACAACATCAGGGGATAAATTCTCATTACCACTAATAATAATATATTTGGCACCATGAAATTTTGATCCAATGCCTAATTCAGACTTTTTCTTATAACTAACTACATCTAATTCTTCGCTTTGAGGTGTTAAAAAAAGTGACTTATTAGTTCCATATCTTGTAAATCCAATAGACTCCAATGTTAAGGCAATTGGAATCAATCCAGCATCAATAAATTGTGAATATACAATAATAGGCCCATTGCTATGTATAATAGAGTCTATTATTGATTTAATTTTGTAACTATATTTACCAATGTTATTAATATCAAAAATGTTGGGACTAGAGCTAGCTCTATAACTATAGTTGTACCTTGATTTGGGCGCATAACTTTCTTGGTAGCTCATAAGATTATTAATGCCTGCTTTACCAACGACCTCTTTAATAGGAAACAAAGTATTTATTTCTTCTAAGTTAAGTGTTTCTAATAGTTGTGTAATGTTATGCTCATTATAAGCCAATTTTTCTTCAAAATACGATTCTAATTTGCTATTTGGAAATACAATATTTAATGCTTCTAATGGTTTCTGTAATAATGTATAACCAAAGGAGTCCATATTATTTAGTTTGTCTTCATCAAATTTTGACATATTATTTTTTAGTATAATATTATATACAAATTCTTGATATGGAGAGATGCCTTCATTTATATATATATCAAATAGTTCTATTGATTGTGTTAATGGACTAGCGTTAATTTTAAATTGCGGATAAGTCTTTGTTTTTATACTATTAGATGGAGAAAAATCATTTGGTAAAATTCTAAAAGGAAAACTTAAAGGATTATCCCCTTTAACATAACTAACATATCCATTTATTTTTCGCTTAAATAATTGTAATCCGACTTCTTCGCCTTTGCTATTAACTAAAAAAGAACCATCACTATTAAATATATCTTTAATATCTACAATGCTACGCCGATCATTCATATTTAATATATTTATCAAAAATATAATTTCTTTATAATCATTAAACATAGGTGTTGCTGATAGAAATAATAATTTTAAATTATTAACATTTTTAACAAGCTTGAGCAATTCGTTTGAAACCAGCTTGTTAGTATTGTCTTTAGATTGCCTTATATTATGAAATTCATCAATTATTATTAATCTATTGTCAAAGAATTTCTGTAATCGTTCTGCCATCTTCTTTTTTTGTGTGTTATCTAATGTAGTACTAGGATTTGAAGGATTTGAAGGATTTGAAGGATTTGAAGGATTAGATTTCTTTATTATTAGATTTGCAAACTGCGTATAGCCCATAAATAAATAATAATTATTTATTATGTTTGTCATAATTTTTACTACTTTCTCGTGTGTTAAATTTTTATGCGTGCTATTAATCTCATCCAATATGCTTTGACCAGCACAATTATTAATAGTCCAGTTACTATTTTTATATTCTAGTTTTCGTTCATCAAATAACTGTAAATAGAAATTTTCTTGGACGTTTGGAGAGGCTACTATTATAATTCGTTCATTATAACCCATATATTTTAAATATTTTCTTGTTTCTTCCGCAACACCTATTGCTGAACAAGTTTTGCCCGTGCCTAGTCCATGATAAAGTAACAAGCCATTATATGGTGTATTTGATGATAAAAAATTCTTTATGAATTTTTGATATGGCGCTAGCTCAAAATCCTTATCGCATATTTCATTGCTTAATTTTTCAAAATCAGAATCTAAATTTACTTGTAATTTATTTTCGGCAAATTCTTTTTTATATGCTATTTTTATATTGAAAAATTCATCATCTAAATGTGGATATAAGAATTTATAATTTTTATCAAAAGAATCATTTAATTCTTTCATATTTAATAACTCAATTGCGTTTAAAAAATATTTTGTATCATTCTTGGTTTTAACATTTTGTTCTAGCTCTACTAATTCACTTTTATCTAAGCTTAATTTATTCATATTTTCTTGAAACATTTGCGCCAATTTTAAATTATTGGTTTTCGTTTTCCTATAAGGTTGTCTATTATAACTACTTAAGTCTTCATCTTCTTCATCCAAGTCTTCGTCTTCCAAGTCTTCGTCGTCTAAGTCTTCGTCGTCTAAGTCTTCGTCGTCTAAGTCTTCGTCGTCTAAGTCTTCGTCTTCCAAGTCTTCGTCGTCTAAGTCTTCGTCGTCTAAGTCTTCGTCGTCTAAGTCTTCGTCATCTAAGTCTTCGTCGTCCAAGTCTTCGTCTGTGTCTTCTTCTTCCTTTTTACCAGCTCCTTCATCCATTTCTTCGTCTTCTGATTCCTCATCTTCTGATTCCTCATCTTCTGATTCTGGCTCTTCTATTGGCTCTGGCTCTTCTATTGGCTCTGGCTCTTCTATTGACTCTGCCTCTTCTATTGGTTCTGCCTCTTTTATTGGTTCTGGCTCTTCTATTGGTTCTATTGGTTCTATTGGCTCTTCTATTGGTTCTTCCATTGGTTCTATTGATTCTTCTTCTTGTAAATCATTAATAACGTCTTTATTAGGTTCTGCTTCTTCAGGGACATTCATATTATATATATAATCTATATGTTTTTAATAATTTATTTAAATCATTTATTATATTTGTTTTTTCATAGTTATAATCTCTAATATAACTATGTACGTCATCAATAGGAACCCACTTTATTTCGCTAATTTCGTAAATTTGAAAGTTAGCTAATGGAATAGTATTATTACTAATAATACCAATAAAATATTTGTGTTTATAGGATTTATAATTTGATCCTGTAAAAATTTCTTCAAATGGAACAATATTATTAAAAATTTCAATATCACTTTTTTTATATCCTGTTTCTTCTTCAAATTCTCGTAGTCCACACACAATATCTTTTTCGTGATAATTGCGGCGGCCTTTTGGAAATCCCCATTCAGGTTCGCTATACTTTTTATCACATAAATCTACCAAATCTTTTAAATTGTAACTTTCTAAAATATTTGTAAAGCCAAATTTTAATTTGTTGAATTTTATTTTTGACAACTTTTCTTCATTTCTGTATAAATTATTTGTATTATAATTCCATAAATAACTCCATATTGTGTCAAAATCATTGTCTAGCAAATAACTTCTCTCATTTATGCTCATATTATTTAATAAATTTAAAATATAATTTTTGTCTTCCATAATATATTTACCTCTCATAAAATCTATAAAGGCCAAGCTGTCTTTTCGCTTTATTATTAATAGTTCAATAACATTTTCAATAACTTGTAAATCAAGATTCAACTTTTTAACTATTCGTAATGGAATAATTCCAATACTTGTTATAGGAACACGACAATTATGAAATAAATGTCCTAATTTGCCACAGTTGTTGCAAAATACTTGCTTCTTAATACTCATAATTAGCGTAAATAGTAAGTTAATCTATTAACGTGTTATTGTTTTATATTTATTTAAAATACACATTTAATAGGTTTTATGGTAAAAACACGCAATAGTTTTATTAATGTTATTTATAAGTTATGTCAAATAATAATATGTCAAATAATAATGTATTAAATCCAATAATATGGGGACCACATTATTGGTTTGTTTTATATACAATTGCCTTAAGTTATCCTAACAATAGCAATGATTCAACAAAAAAGAAATATTATGACTTTATAACAAATTTACCATTATTTTTACCAATTAGTGACATCGGTAATGTATTTAGTAAATTTTTAGATGCTTATCCTGTTACACCATATTTAGACTCTCGTGAGTCATTTGTAAAATGGGTGCATTTTATACATAATAAAATAAATATTTATTTAGGGAAACCAGAAATAACTTATTATGACGCAATGAATAAATATTATGAAAACTATAAAATTAAGGAGCTAAAAAAATATGAAGAAAGCAGAAATAAGCAAAAATACATTTTTGGGAGCTTAGTCGTGGTGTTAGTATTAGTAATAATTGGACTCACTATTAACTTTAAATAATAGTTTTTTCATAATAAATTTTTCATCATAAATTTTTAAAGTATAATTATAATAATATATTTATTATATTTACTATAATTAATATATTATTATAATTATTAATAATAAATATGAAATTTGAATTGCTCATATTAACTATAACAGGTTTTGTATTGCTTAATACATACTTTGAAGGTAAATTACTAGCTAAACTTAAAAATTATGAAAAATATTATAAAATGGGACTAATCGCTTTTGTTGGACTATGTATATATTTATTTATAAAGAAAAATCCCGCAAACTATAAAGATTTTGTAGTTAATACAAATGGTTACATTAAATATTTACCAATAGATAGAAACACAGCTAGTATTATAACTCCAATTATTGATTTTACATCTAAATCAATAAGTAATGAATTAAATAACAATTATAATTTTAGTGCTGGAACAAACTATAGAGAGTCTCAACATTTACAAAAGTCAATAAATGCGAATTATAATAATATGACAAAGCAGCAACAAAAAATATTACAATCTGGAAATACTTCAACAAAAAGAAGTGTAAGTGAAACCAAAAAGAAGTTTGTAGCGGCTTCACAAAATTGGCATTGTAAAAGTTGCCAAAAACAGTTGCCGGCATGGTTTGAAGTAGACCATGTTATGAAACTAGAATATGGAGGATCTAATGCTATTGACAATTTAGTAGCTTTGTGTAGAGATTGTCATGGAAAAAAAACAGCATATGAAAATTTGTAACAGTTGGTATACAAACTTTATGTAACAAATTTATAACAGTGAATAATATAAATTTATTAATTTATATTATTAATATTATCTAATAATGACACAATTATTAAAAACTGGTTTTAATAAAATTAGTGAATATTCAGATAAAACAGTAAATTTCTTAAAAAATAGTATAAGTATTTCAACAGATGTGTTAATTAATGGAATAAAATTCAAAAAAACAGACTCTTCCGACTATGAATATTTTTACTATAGATACATTAACGGGTTAGTCATTTTACTAGTATTTGGTCTAGTATATTATTTAAATAGTTATTACAATACATTTGGAATAAAAAATACACCTTATGAAATATTAGGAGCAATAGTATTGTTAGGCGTTGGAGTCCTTTATTTTATGTTTCTAGTATTTAGAAATAATAATAATAATAAGATTAATCCAAATGAGAGACTTGCAATAGTTAGGGATAACGGTGATAAGGAGTTAACTTCATCAGGTTACGATGCTATTAGTTATAATATAGATACTATAAAAATTCAAACCACATATTTAAAACCATTAAGAATTTTATTCTTGTATATTGGGCTATTATTATTTATACTAATAAGTATTATATACATAATCAACTATGTGCTATATTCACAAAAAAATACTAATTCGTTTAGTATTACACAATCAATAATAAGCCTAACAATTGTAATTGTTGTATTAGCAATTTTTGCCGCACTATTTTCAATAAAAACACACGGTTCAGATGACTCTTGTGAATACAGTGATACAAGTAAGTCTCTCTTTATTTATGATTACATTTGTATTATCAAAAAAACTATATTCTTTATACCTTGTTTGTTATTAATTGTTATTGATGAAATCAATAAAGATATTAAACTAACACCCAGTCCCGTATATTTATTACTTTTTATACTATTACTACTAATAACACTGCTATTTGTATTGCCATTCTTATTTAAATATTTTAGAACACTTAACAAAAGCAGCCTATTAAAAGGAACAGACCCTTATTATTTAAATGAAAAAAAGGTTATTGGTATATATCAAAATCTTAACAAAAATGTTAATTCTACTATTGATATTCCAATACCTAAAACTGATAGCACAAGCAATCCTATTATAACAAATCCTATAGATGCGTTATTAACTAGATTAAATTTAAATAAGCAAGAAAATACATTATTTAAAGCACTTGATAGTTTAACAGAAATAGCTCCAGAATCTAAAGATATAACTAACCAAACAAAAGACAATATAAGCGACACAAAAGGTTATAATTTTAAATTATTGAAAAATGATTATAATGGAATATATAATATAAAAACAAGTTTTTATGATCCACCCAAAGCTATAAACAAATTTCCATACAATTATACATATAGTATAAGTTTTTATGTTTATATAAATCCACAACCTACAAATACATCAATAGCTTATAATAAAGATACTGAAATATTTAATTATGCTTATAAACCAGTAATATATTATAATGGAAAATCACAATCCATCATTGTTAGATCTAGAACACTTAATAATAAAGGAGACCAGTTAGATACTATATATGAAGGAAAACATATAAAACATCAAAAATGGTTGTTTTTTGTTATTAATTATTCCAATAATAATATAGATGTTTTTATAGATGGTAAATTAGTCGGTACAAAAAAAAATATAACCCCATATTTTAAAGGCGATAAAGTAACAATAGGAGAAAATGAAGGAATACATGGAAGTATTAAAGAAATAAACTATTATAGTGAAATAACAAGTCCACTAACAATTGAGTTATTATATAATTTAACAAATAACAAATAAGATTTTACATTTAAGATTTTACATTTAAGATTTTACATTTAAGATTTTACATTTAAGATTTTACATTTAAGATTTTACATTTAAGATTTTATATTTAAGATTTATAATATTTTAATATTTTAATATTATAATATGGGCATATTTAATATTATTATTGTAATAATCTTGATTATTGTGGTAATATGGGGCCTTCGCAATCTATTTTTCAAAACAAATATAATTTATGATGTTATGTGTGATGCTGCCGCACCAGTAGAACTACAAAGTACAGTAGGTTCATTGTTTGTATCAAATACTAATGTAATAATGGCAAAAGATATTCCAGAAAATAGCTCATCAAATTTTACATTAAGTGTATGGTTTTACATAGATAATTGGGGCAATAATATATCAAACGAAAAAAATGTCTTATATATGGCTGTTGATTCAAAAGCACCAACATTACCAGAACTAGCTTCAATGTTAAGTGGACTAAGCACTAAAGTTGAAAAAGATATTAGTTTAAACCAAATTAAACCTAAAAATATAAATATTGCTTTAGATAAATATGAAAACAATTTATTAATTGATATTGAAACATATTTAGATAATAATTCATTGGGTAGAGCAAGAAGTGCTTTAGTTAATAGAAGAAATTACACAAGATATAAAATACCAAATATATCAGTTCAAAAATGGAATAATTTAACATTAAGTGTTGACACAAGAACATTAGATGTATATTTAGATGGAAAGTTACGAAATTCATTTATAATGCATGGATTATATAATAATTTTTATAGCACAAGTGAGAAAAAAAATATATATATAGGAAATATGGCTCAAGGCACAGGCGCAGCAAATAATGAAGGTCTTAACAGTGGCTTCGAAGGCTTTATTACGCGAATTCGATATGAAAATGATTCTATAAATCCACAAGAAGCATACAATATTTATAAAGAAGGCATTGATAAATCATTAGCAAAATCATTATTTAATAAATATAGATTAAAAGTAAGCTTTTTAGAGTATAATACAGAAAAAGGCAGTTTTGAAATATAATTTATATAATTTATATAATATTATATATTAATATTATGAATCCTCCAGAAAGTATATTTACTAATATTTCAAAAAATATTAATGCAGCTATTCCATATACTGCCGAATCAAGATTAAAATCGGCAAATGATTTTTTATCATCAAATACAATGATAGCAAAAATTACATTTTTATTAGCAATAATAATTATTTTTTCTTTATTATTTTATGTTGGAAGTAAATTATTATATTACTTTTTTTCACCATCGGAAACACCATTTTTAATATATGGATTAAAAGATGGAACAGAAGGAGTAACTATTACACAGTCTTTAGGCGAAAAAGCATCAATTCCTATTTTGCGCAGTATTAACGAATATGAAGGAATAGAATTTTCTTACGCATTTTGGATACATGTTAATGATACAGATTATAAAGAAACAATTGACTTTAAACACGTTTTCAATAAAGGATCTTCACCAAATTCACAAGGGGAAGGAGGAACAGGAATATTTGGTCCAAACAATTGTCCGGGCGTATATTTATATAATGGTAAAAAAAATATTAGCGATAATTTGTTAGATAAGTTCCCCCTTTTAGGAATGTTAGTTAGAGTAAATGTTTTTCATAATAATGAAAATAATAATAATACATATTATGATGACATATATGTAGATGGTATTCCTATAAAAAAATGGGTATGTGTAGTAATTAGAACTACAGCGCAAAATGTAGTTGATATTTACATAAATGGTAATTTAACAAAACGTCATAAATTATCAAATATTATTAAACAAAACTATGATAATTTATATGTTAATTATAATGGAGGATTTGATGGTGCTATTTCTAATTTAAAATATTATAATTATGCTATAGGAACTTTCGAAATAAATTCAATAATGTATAAAGGTCCAAATCTTAAATCAAGCAAAGAAAGTAAGCTTAGCGATACAAAAGCAGATTATTTATCAACAAATTGGTATTTTAATAATACTGATATAATATCATAAATTTATAAATATCATAAATTTATAAATATTATAATATTATAATATTATAATGTTATAAATATTATAATGTTATAAATATTATAATGTTATTTCTAATTATATGGCGCTTAACTTCAACCCAAACTCCCTTCTCAACTATATTATTTTGACACAAAATAAAATAGACAATGTTAGTGATGGAGCAAAAATTTTAATAAGAACAAAAGTCACAAATCCTAACTATACTAATAATACACATTCTTTTTTGTCTAGTTTATCTAACTATACTAATATAATAATATTAAACTACAATACTGCTCTTAACACTTCCCCTTCAGTAAGTAATTGTTTTTTAACATTAAATAATATTAAAAATAACATAAAATTCATTTTTACTGATAACAACAAATTTGGTAAAATATTATTTATTAAAAATACTGATATAAGCAATAATTATATACAAGAAAATAATTATTTAGTAGAAAACATCACAACTACTAATGTAAGAAAATTTTTTAATTTAAATTATTATTTTAATATTCAGACTAATAGTGTTATTAATCCTAATTCTAATTATTATAAACTAAATATAAAAGACTATATATCAAAAGATTTTAGTAGTAATTTTTTTACCACAGGAGCAGAGTCTGATATATGTTATAATGGTTTAATATGTAAAATTAAAACTATAACACCATCTGATGCCTCTAGTAATTTATATAGAGATACTAGTCTCAATACTTTTACTAGATTTAGTGATATTTCTGATATAACATCATTAACACAAATCACTAGCCCTTTGTTTTTTAGTATATATAATAATATATATAAAAAGGACACTATTAATAATAATAGTATAGTCTATGAAATTGACTTGAGTTATGTAAATAAGCCTGGTACTATGCTGACAATAAGTTTTGAGACCTTTTTGATCAAAACAAATAATTTTGTATTAGTAAAAAACACAAAAAGCCAAATATTATTTGATGCTAACTCTGATATACATTTTTCAAACGTACAAGTGTCAACACCATCAAAGCCTATTAATTTTACTACAAAAAAAGAGAACACATATATTATTTATTTATCTTTGGGGAATTTTAGAACAGGTCTTGTTCAAAGTGATATATATAAACACATTAATTTTCCATATGATTCACGTAAAATAAACTTTGTAGAAAATATTAATATTAACTCTATTTATAATCCACTTAATATCAAAAAAAAATATGATAGCCTTCAACAATATATTGATACTGAGTATTTATATGATATTGAGTTAGTAGCAAATATACTTTTGAAGAATATTAGTATATATAATATTTTTACCAGTATTAATAAAATATTTACTATTAATTTTACTAATTTATTTGATACTAGCAACTTACAAACTTATTATAATGAGTTTAATAATCTTGCATTCACTGATGAATATGGTAGCATTATAAAACCAAATATTAATTACTTCACTACTAATAGCACTTATAGCACCAATACAATTAGTTTTGATATAGTAAGTATAACAAAACCTAACAATTTAAATTCTATAAATGAAACTCAAATAACTATTGAAAATTCATATTATAGTCTACTTAAACCAGTGCTTTTAGATGTAAGATTTACCTATGATGTCTATTTTAATATATTTTTTACTTTCGATATTCTTAATAATAACAACTTAATAAATACTAATTCTATAAGCTTTGAGAGTTTAATTTATACAACACCACAACGCGATTTTAAAGACATAGAATGTATATATATATATCATAATCCAGAAACAGATCCAAATCCCCTTTATAGATATCCAAATAATAATATTGAAATTATTAGAGATCCAAGTAATGTTGATACAATATCTAAGGCAATTGAGCTTTTACCAGGAGCAAGCACTTCAACATTAAACAGTATAATTATTCCAGAGAAAAATGGTAGTAATTTATCAAGAAAAATGATACAAGGGCTTATTGGATTAAATAATATTCCAAAGCTATTATCAATTAAAGCATATGATGAAAATGCTATTATTGGACGTGGGTTTATTAACCAATACCAAATAGATGAACAATGTAAGAATAGCACAGAAGAGATAATTAAAAATAAAATTAACGCAAATAAACATAGTTCTGCAAAAGATAATCGAACTTTTACAACCAATAAATTAGCAAAGCAAAATTATGCTAATTTAGTTAGGTCAAATAGGCGCAATAGACTATCTCAACAATGTATAGAAGATTTAAGAGAAAGCATAAGTAATAAGACCCCTTTACCAACACAAGTTAATTATGTTAACATAGTTCCTTATACGCCTCGTTTTAAAATATTTAAACCAGGAAAAGGTTATTATTTGTAGTCTTTATAACATCTAATATTTATAACATCTACAATTTATAATATAAACATAAAAATTTTTATATTTATATTATGTTATGTGCGGAATAACGTTTATATATTCCAAAAAAACAAAAAATTCATTAAAACATATTTTTAATAGTTTAGAATTAATACAAAATAGAGGCTATGACTCAATTGGAATATGTTATTATAATGACTTGACAAGCAAGTTTGAAGTAATAAAAAAAGCATCAACACCAAAATATGATTGTTTTGATTTAGTACAATCATTATACGAAACAAATGACTTACAACAGCAACAAGTATACAAGCAAAAACTGTTTTCTAGAATAGCACTAGGTCATACAAGATGGGCTACTCATGGTGGAAAGACGGATGCTAATGCGCATCCACATATATCACAACACAATCAAATTATACTAGTTCATAATGGTATAATAAATAATTTTATGGAAATTAAAGAGTTTTTACAATCTAAGAATTATAATTTTTACAGCGATACAGATAGCGAAGTTATTGCTAATTTAATAGAATATTATATTATAGTTATGGAATGTAATATTGAAGAAGCAATAAAAAAAATGCTAAGTCAATTAGAAGGAACGTGGGCTCTTGTAATTATTTATACCAAACAATTAGACACATATTATGTGACAAGAAAAGGGTCTCCATTATTATTAGGTTATAATAACGATTTTATAATATGTACGTCAGAAACAAATGGTTTTGCTGGCTTAATAAGTGAATATATTCCGTTGAAGGATAATAATATTATTAAAATAAGTAATGGTAGTTATGCTAATTTAATAAATAATATGAGGTCACTTGTAGATATAGACCAAATTCAAATCGATGATTTATCTAATTTATCTAATTCATCTAATTCATCTAATTTATCTAATTTAATTGATTTATCTAATTATACTATTAAAAAAGTATGTTATGAAAATATAGTTGAAAACAAAGGAAATTATAGTCATTGGATGTTAAAAGAAATAATGGAACAACCAGAAACACTACAAAAAGCATATAATTATGGTGGTCGTATTAATAATAATATTATCAAATTGGGAGGATTAGATAACATAAGTAATATTATAAAGTATATAGAATTTATTTATTTAATTGGTTGCGGCACAAGTTATAATGCTTCATTAATAGGAGAGCTATATTTAAATGAACTAAAACAATTTGTATGCGTTAAAAGTGTAAATGCGTGTGAGTTTAACGAAAATATTTTGCCTAATATTAAAAATCATTGTACGTCGTTGTGCGTATTTTTATCACAATCAGGTGAAACCATGGATCTATATAATTGTTTGAAAATTTGTAAAGCCAAGAAATGCGTAACTTTGGGTATAATAAATAAAGTAGATTCATTAATAGCGCGCGAAGTGGATTGTGGAATATATATGAATGCCGGAACAGAAATTAGTGTTGCTTCAACAAAATCATTTACAAGCATGTTAATAATATTAAGCTTACTTAGTATGTGGTTTGTAAATAATGATTATTATAGTAATAATAATAAAATAGACACTCTTAGAATTCTTCCAAATAGTGTAAGACAACTATTATATGATATAAATTTTATGAATAAAATTGGTAAATTAAAAGATTTTATTATTAACAATTGTGTAACAAGTATATTTATATTAGGAAAAGACAAATTATATCCAATTGCATGTGAAGGTGCTTTAAAAATCAAAGAAGTTTGTTATATCCATTGTGAAGGTTTTAGTGCTAGTTCATTAAAACATGGACCATTTGCGCTGTTAACTAGTTCAAATTTAACACTATTATTAATAGATATACATAATACTAAGGATCTAAATACTTTAAAATCAACATATTATGAAATAATTGCTCGAGAAACAAACATATTTGTTATAACAAACTCTCAAAATATTATAGATGACTTAAAATTAAGTGAAGACAAATTTATATTATTAGTAAATCTTGACTATTATAATGAAATTTTATACATAATAACATTACAAAAACTAGCATATGAGGTGTCATTAGGTAAGCATATAAATCCAGATAAACCACGCAACTTGGCAAAAGTAGTTAGTGTTGAATAAAAACCCTATTTCATTTGTTAAAAGTCTTAGTTAGTAACCAGCGTGGTTTAACATTTCTTCTTATTAACGTTGAAGTTTTATATGCATTTAGTGTAGTATTTTCTAACATATTTTGTTTATAATAAGTACTAGTGCTAGGAATTAATGTTTCAAAATTATGTATATTTATAATATATTCATTTTGTTTTATAGCACTTATTTTATTGGTGTCTTCATTTACATTACTTATTTTATTGGTGTCTTGATTTACATTATTAACAATTGAATAATATAAATTACTTATATTATTTAAATTATCAATCAATTTACCATTAATATAAGCCAATGGTTCTCTAGTGTTAACTAGTCTTGTGGGGTCGTCGTATAAATGAATAATGTTCTTAGAATTAATAGGCCAAAATTGGTCCCTGTTAATAGTTAATGATTGTTCTAGAACCCTATCGTTTAAAGCATTGTCTTCTAGTCCCCATCCCCAATTATTTGGGAACCCATTGCATTTTTCAAAATCACCTCCATTTATTGAAACTATTCCTCCTAAAGCAAAAGTAAAACCATAAAAATGTTTCACTGTTCCTGGATATGTTACATAATCAAATATATTTTTAATTGTAGGTAATGTATCAACATCATTAAATACAAAAGTAATATTTTTATAATCATTTGGATATTTTTCTTTCATAACCAGAAAACCAATATTTTTTGTTGCTCCGCGATTGAACATTCTAGAATCAGTTTGATGACTATAATATATTTCATAGTCATCTTTGTTATAGTCTTCCATAATATATTTCATATATATAGAAAAGTGTTGCTTTTGTTTTTCGCGATCTCTATATGGGACAATAAAAATTAGTTTAGGAACAGTCGACATTTATTTATATTTATATAAAAAATTATATAAAAATTATATAAAAATTTATATAAAAAAATTATATAAAAAATTATATAAAAAATTATATAAAAAAATTATATAAAAAATTGAAAAGTTATTATAAATTTAAAGACTAGCAATTAAATAGTTTATTAAATAATATGACAACATATAAGTGTTTTAAATGTTATGATTACAATGTGTTAGAGGAAAATAGTAAAGGAAACCATTATAAAGATAATAAACAATTTATTATTCAGGCATTTGGAATAAATTCATCAAATAAGACAGCATCCATATTTATAGAAAAGTTTTATCCATTTTTCTACATCATGGTTAGCGAAAACTGGAATGACCAACGTAAAAATGAATTTCTAGGACATATGAAACAATTGGTTGGTAATTATTATGAAGACTCAATAGTTGAATGTATGTTAGTAAAACGGCACAAGTTGTATGGTTTTGATAATAAGAAATTACACAATTTCATTAAAATTTCATTTACTAATACTGGAGCATATAATAAATTAAAAAAAATATTTTACGATGATAAAACAAGTAAATCAGGTCAATTTGAAAGAACATTAAAAGAAGATGGTTATAAATATAGTGATGATATTGGAATAACACATTGTTATTTATATGAGGCAGATATTCCGCCACTATTAAAATTCTTTCATGAAAAACACATTAGTCCAAGTGGATGGATAAAAATTCCTTCAAATAAAGTGCGAACTATTGCTAATAAGACAACAAATTGCTCTTATGAATATAGTATTGATTACGAAGATATTTATGATTATAAAGAAAAAGAGACATTAGTAAAATACAATATATGTAGCTTTGATATTGAAGCTAGTAGTAGTCATGGTGATTTTCCTATTCCAATTAAAAATTATAAAAAATTAGCAACAAATATACTTGAAAATTACAATTCGAGTTCCGAAAATTTCAAACTCAATTATGATTTTAATAACTTAAAACACGAGATTTTAAGTGCGTTTGATTTAACACAAGACAAGTTAAGTTATATTGAAAAAGTATATCCTAAGAAAACAGGTATTACATTAGAGGAACTATTGGTGTCGTTAGATAAATTAACAAACTATAGCCCAGCAAAGTATAATAATACTTTAAACAGTGATGAAGTTTTAGAAGGCGCTGACTCAGAATCTGAAAATGAAGATGAAGACGATGAAGAAGAACAAGAAGGCATTAATGATGGGGAAACTGAAAGTCCAGTAAAGTATAGCAAACGCAAACCTAAAATAAAAGCTTATAAAAAAGATGCCACATTAATAGAATTAATTAAGGACAACAGCTGTGAATATGCTACAAAATTAGTAAAGCTAGTTGAAGCATTTAGCAACACTAATTTTCCACCATTAGAAGGTGACATAATTACATTTATTGGTTTAAGTTTTATTAATTATACTGAATCTAAACCATATAAGCGTGTTATTATTGTTAAAGGTGGTTGTAAAATTCCTGATAAATATTTATTATGGGCACAAGAAAACAAGGTAATTGTATTAGAGCGATCAACTGAAAAAGAAGTATTATTAACATTTACAAAAATAATTAATAGCGAAAATCCGCATATTATTACGGGTTATAATATTACGGGGTTTGATTTTGAATTTATGTATAAGCGATCTAAAGAGCTAAATTGTGTTAATGAATTTCTCAAACTTTCGCGAAACAAAAATGAAATATGTATTTCAAATGATTGGCGTGCTGAATATAGAGATAAATTGGCTAAAACTAGCGCTAGCGCTAGCACTAGCGACCTTTCAAAAAAAGATTATAAAGACATTGAAACAAATAAGATTGTATTAGCAAGTGGCGAATATAATTTAAAATTTATAAAAATGCCTGGTCGCATTATTATAGATATGTGTGTCATTTTTCGCAAAGAATTTACATTAAGTTCTAATAAGTTAGACTTTACATCAAGCTATTTTATTAGTGACTCTATTAGTAAAATTGCGTTAAATAATGAAAATAATAGCACCAAAATATATAGCAAAAATCTTACAGGTATTAGTGTGGGAAGTTATATAAAGTTTGACGAACAAGGGTTCAGTAATAATTTATATAAAAAAGGGCAAAAATTTGAAATTATTGAAATTAATAAAGACGAACAATGGTTTGTGATTGAGGGTCTAGAAGAACTGGATTTGACCAATTACAAATATAACTGGGGATTAGCAAAAGACGACGTGTCGCCACAAGAAATATTTGCGCTTGCTAACGGTTCTGATTATGACCGATGGACTGTTGGTAAATATTGTCTTGCTGATTGCGACAATGTTATTTGGTTATTATTAAAAGTAGATGTAATTACTGACAAAGTAGAAATGTCAAATTTATGTGATGTTCCACTAAGCTATTTACTATTGCGTGGACAAGGAATTAAACTACAAAGCTATGTTTCTAAAAAATGTGGAGAAAAAAATACGCTTATGCCGGTTGTAAATAAACAAAAAACAGGCGGAGGTTATGAAGGTGCTCACGTTTTTACACCAAAAACCGGAATATACTTAGAAGAGCCAGTCGCTTGTGTTGACTATAGTTCCCTTTATCCGTCGTCTATTATTTCTGAAAATTTGTCACACGACTCAAAAGTATGGACTAAAGAATATGATTTAGACAATAATTTAATTAAAGAAACAGGGGAAAAATCTGAGCATGGAGATTATTGCTACGATAACTTATATGATTTGGGTTATAAATATATTGATGTGAAATATGATACATATAAATATATGCGACCTAGTCCAAAGGCAGCCGAGAAAAAAGTGATTATTGGTTATAAAATTTGTAGGTTTGCGCAATTTCCAGATAAAGACGGTAAAGCTATTATGCCCGCTATTTTAGAGGAGTTGTTAGCTGCACGAAAAGCAACGCGAAAATTGATATTATTAGAAAAAGATGAATTTATGAAAAACGTCTTGGATAAGCGACAACTAAGTATTAAAGTAACAGCCAACTCTTTATATGGCCAAATGGGAGCAATTACAAGTGCATTTTATGAAGGGGACGTTGCCGCATCAACAACAGCTATTGGTCGTAAATTATTATTTTATGGAAGGGCAATTATTGAAGAATGTTATAATGATGTGTTAGTAACATTAGACGATGGAACAATTGTAAAGGCAAAGGCAGAATGTGTATATGGTGATACAGATTCAGTGTTTTTCAAATTTAATTTGAGGAATCCAATTAGCGATGAAAAAATTATAAATAATCAAGCTCTTATTTATACTATTGAACTAGCAAAAAAGGCGGGAAATTTAGCAAGTCAATTTCTTAAAAAACCACACGATTTAGAATATGAAAAAACATTTTGGCCTTGGATATTATTATCCAAGAAACGTTATGTTGGTATATTATATGAAGAAAATATAGAAAAAGGCAAACTAAAGTATATGGGTATTGTGCTAAAACGCAGAGACAATGCTCCATTAGTAAAAGACATATATGGAACTATTGTAAATATTATTATGAAAGAAAAGAGTATTACTAAATCAATAAAATTTCTAAATGAGAGTCTTGAAAAATTGATTGGTGGACAATATTCAATTGAAAAATTATTGGTAACTAAATCTTTACGAAGCTATTATAAAAATCCCAATCAAATAGCACATAAAGTATTGGCTGAGCGAATCGGTCAGCGAGACATTGGTAATAAACCAAGTTCAGGTGATAGAATGTATTATGCATATATTGTAAATGCTAATAAAAAAGCACTTCAAGGCGAAAAAATAGAGACACCTGATTTTATTATTCAAAATAACTTGAAATTGGATTATGCTCATTATATTAGTAATCAGATTATGAAACCATTATTACAACTTTATGCGTTAAATTTAGAAAATATGAGCGAATTTAAAAAAAAACGCGGCATTACACTACAATCGTGGTATAATGAAATAGACAAATTACGAACTAAATGGCCTGAACAAGAAAAATTTGAGAAAAAACTAGAAGAACTAAAATGTAAAGAAATTAAAAGCCTATTATTTGATAGCTATTTAAAAGAATGTAAATAATATATGTAATCTAGTAATATATTATATATTATTATATATAATAATAGTATATGGTTAATAAATTAACATATAAGTTAATTTCAAAGTTTTCACAAAAATTTAATAAAAATAAAACAAATAAAATATTAAAAAATTTTAATACAAAGACCAACTTTAAAAATGTGTTATTAAAAAGTGATTATATTCAAGATAAGAAAAAAACTTATACAAATTTAATTGATGTCCAGTCAAAAATTAGCGACCAAAAACAAAGTGGTCGTTGTTGGATATTTGCCTTTTTAAATATCATTCGCTATAAAATGATTAAAAAATACAAGTTGGCTCCAGATTTTGAGTTTTCACAAAATTATTTGTTTTTTTTTGACAAATTAGAAAAAGCGAATTATTATCTTACTTATATAATTGATACTTATGATGTAAGTGTACAAACTATTCAATCTAATGATAAAGTAGTTAAATTGATACATATATTAGACAATTTAACTGATGATGGTGGTCGTTGGAATGTATTTGTTAATTTAATTGAAAAATATGGTATTGTTCCTAAAACAAATATGGATGATAATTTTCATAGCACTAATTCGGATGAACTTAGAAATTTTTATAATGACTTTATACGCAAATGTGCTCATAAAATCAAAACTACACCCAAAAATGAACTTATAAAAAATAAAAATGCATTATTAAACTCTATGTTATTAGAATGCTATAAAATTTTGGTTGTGTTTTTAGGAGAACCACCAACTAAAATAACCTGGGAATATTACGAAGAATCAAAAGAATCAAAGAAAGCTAAAATAATTAAAAATGTTAGTCCACTAGACTTTTATAAAAAATATGTTCCATATAATGCGAAAAATAAAGTATGTCTAATAAATTATCCGTGTAAAGAAGCGCCTTTTTTTAAACAATATGACGTGCAATTGTCATTCGATGTTTTAGGAGAGAAAAGACGGGGTCTAATAAATGTTCCAATTGACTATTTAATTGATGCTACAAAAAAATCTATAGATAATCAGGAAGCGGTATGGATCGGTCTTGATATTGACAAGTATATTTCACATAAACATAGTTTTATGGATAAAGAAGCTTTTGACTATGATTCAATTTTTGGATTTAATAATGCAATGGCTAAATGTGATTCATTAAATTATAGACAAACAGCTCCTGTCCATGCGATGGTAATAAAAGGTTATAACTTAAATAACTCGAAAACTAATGGCTTTCTTGTTGAAAATTCATGGGGAGATAAAATGTTTGAAAAAGATGATGCTGTGGACTATGATGGAAATTATTATATGTCTGAGTCATGGTTTAAAGATTATACATTTGAAGTAGTAATAGATAAAAAATATTTACCAAAAAAACTAATATCAATACTAAATCAAAAATCAATTATATTACCCTATTGGAGCCCTTTTGGTGCATTATTACGAAGGAAAATGTAGTTTATTTGTGTTTAGTATAATTAATTAGTATATAAAAATTGATAATTAATTATATTATTGCTATTTGGTCTACTATAAATGAATAGCCTATTAAAAGCTATTGAAATTTTACAATTACATTTGAGAGAAAATAATAATAATGGCAAAAACACTAATATAACCTCTAGGAGCCCTACTATTTTATCTGAAAAAAATAACAATTGTTATTTATTATTTAGTTATGCTAATGCTAATAATCCACATATTTGTAAATTATATAATTTACAAAAGAAGTCTGAGTCAAGTTATTGTAAAGCATGTAATAATGATAAGAATTATTTAATACGATTACATAAAATTGCTTATTCAAAAAAAAATGATTCACATAAGTTATGTATTGACTTACGAAAAAAATTTGATAAAATTGCCAAACTTGAAGAGTTATATAAGAATGAATGTGATGAAATTTTACAATTTAAAGAATTACTAAAAACACAACCAACTATTTATAGTGACTCAAAAGAAAAACTAGCAAAGTATAATAAAAAAAAGAGTAAACTACTAAAACAAATAGCATTAGAAAATAATAAATTGTTAGCTAAACGCATTAACTATATTATTTTACTTAAGACGATTGATTTATAAAGCGAAAAAACTTTATAAGGTCTTCAATATTAAAATAAAATGTACTATCAGACTCTTGAACACTATAAGAAATAATATTGGAATCAGACAATATATTATATCGACAATTAGGGCATGATTGATGTGTAAGTAACCACTCATTAATAGCCTTTGAATTGAATATATGTCCACATCCATTAATTTTTGTTACTCTATGTTGTGGTAAAAAATCTTCATGCGTTATAGAACAAGACTCATTTAATGGTTCACACAATGAGCAAAAACTACATTCTGTTACATTATTGGTAATAATTGTTTGTAAATTACGCAGTGACAATTCTTCAAAGTATTCTAAATTTAAATCTTCAATTATATTAATATTATTTGCTACGCTATTTGCTACGCTATTTGCTACGCTATTTGCTACGCTATTTGCTACGCTATTTGCTAGTCCATTATTAGCTCTGGCAAATAATTCTGTATTATTTACCATTACTTGATAATTATTAGCGTGATAATGATAATACATAGTTTCTTGCATGTGTCTTATATTTGCACTAGCATTATTTAAATATTCAATACTGGAATTAACTGTTCTTATATAATTATTTAAATAAACCATTGAATTAGTTAACATAGTTAATTCAAAGTTACTAGGATTGTAATTGGGATTATAATTAGGATTCATAGCTACAATATAGTTAATATTATAGTTAACTATTTAATTAATTATTTAAATATATATAAATATACAAGTATATATTTATATATTTATAACTACATAATGATATCTACTATTAATTATAAAGTAATATCTTCAAATGGCTTACTTAGTAAATATAATAATAAAGGGTTAACTGGATTATGTAATTTAGGAAATACATGTTATATTAATGCATGTATGCAAATATTATCACATTGTTATGAATTTAATGAAATTCTTGAAAATATTAATATAAATAATGATGAAAGATCATTATTACTTTATGAGTGGAAGCAGCTAAAAGACTTAATGTGGGCTAGTAACTGTGTTATTAGTCCAAATAGATTTATAAGAGCAATTCAACATATGGCACAAGTAAAAAATAGAGAACTATTTACAGGATATGCTCAAAATGATTTACCTGAGTTTTTAATTTTTTTATTTGACTGTTTTCATGAAGGTATTGAGCGTAAAGTAGATATTAATATAGTTGGAACGTCAAAAAATAATATAGATGAAATAGCAAAAAAATGTTATGTTATGATAAAAAATAACTATTCAAATAGCTATTCAGAATTATTACAATTATTTTTTGGAATACATGTATCATTAATTATTTCAAATACTAAGGAAAATAAAATTTATAGCATTACACCAGAGAGTTTTAGTGTAATAAATCTACCTATACCACGCGATGTTAATAATTCTAAAACATATACTATTTATGATTGTTTTGATTTGTATACAAGTGATGAAGTATTGGAAAATGAGAATGCGTGGTTTAATGAAGCTACACATAAGAAAGAATCTGTAAAAAAATGTATTAAATTTTGGAGTTTACCAACTATATTGATAGTTGATTTTAAACGATTTGATAATAATAATCGTAAATTAAATAATATTATAGAAACCCCACTATGTGGTCTTGATTTTGGCAATTATGAATTAGGATATAATAAGACAAATTGTATATATGAATTGTTTGGAATATGTAATCATAGTGGAGGCGTTCAAGGGGGGCATTATACTTCATATGTTAAAAACGCAAATCAAAAATGGTATAGTTATAATGATACGACTGTAACCGAAATTAGTGAAGCATCATTAATTAGCGCAAAAGCTTATTGTTATTGTTATAGAAAAGTATAATGGTGTTGGCATTATTTAATAAGTTTTAATAAGTTTTAATAAGTTTTAATAAGTTTTAATAAGTTTTAATAAGTTTTAATATTTTGTGTAATCAATAATATTATATATTATTTATATATAATATTATGACATTATTTAATAATGTGACTGAAGATTTTTATAATAATTTAAATAATTTAGGCACTAATCCTTTTGTATTAGTGGTGTTAATAATAATTATAATAGTGTATTACATCTTATTTAGTTTTTTAGGAAAATCTTTGACCAGTGATGATGATTATGACTATGACTATGAACCTTCTGGTTCATATTTTATTTTAGAAGCACTGTTATGGGGAATGTTTATATTATTAATCTTTGTAAATGGATTGGCCTATTTTTTTAATATTAATGTTGTAACAGAAATTAAAAATATGTTTTCAGTGGAGCCCGAAATTAGAGTAAAGTCTACAATTAGCGGTCCAGATATATGTATGAATTTTAGTGAGGTATATCATGTCCCAGGTAATAGATTTACATATCATGATGCTAAAGCTGTATGTAATGCTTTTGAGGGTGAAATGGCAACATACGATCAGTTAAGAGAATCACAAACTAAGGGCGCAAGCTGGTGTAGCTATGGATGGACTAAAGATCAACTTGGTTTATATCCAACAAGCCAAAGTGATTGGCGTGTATTACAAGGAAAAGAAGGTCATGAATATGATTGTGGATTACCAGGAATAAATGGTGGATATGTTCCTAATCCTCATACACGTTTAGGGTCAAATTGTTATGGAGTAAAACCCAAACAAAGTGAATTAGAAAAACAATATATAGATAAAGATCTATATCCAAAAACCAATAAAGAATTATTATTTGAACAACGTGTTAAATATTGGAAAGATAGAATAAGCAATATTTTAATAACTCCATTTAATAATAATAATTGGTTTAAAGTGTCTGTTTAGTATTATTTTTAATATTGCAAATATTATATTATAACATATTAATATGCCGGACTTACAACAAGATTATACCATTGACTATTATAAAAGTTTGGCGAAGAATAGGATCTTCAAGTTAAAGGATGAGGCGGGAGCAGTAGTTGAGTCTTATACTAAACTAAATAAATTGGTTATAAATGTAGATAGCAAACCGGTTATTACATATGCAAAGGAAACACAAACGAACACACAAGCAGCGCTTGTAAAAGCAAAGCGAAATCATATAATACAGGTGATCGAGTCACTCGTAGCGATGGAGGTGGTGACTGCTGCTGCTGAGGCGGCGACGGCGGCGGCGGATCAGGCGGAGTCGGCGAGGGAGGTGGGTGGGATGGTCCCGGTGGCGGCGCGTGATGTGTATGATGCGGCGGTGGCGGAGGCGGATGAGGCATTAAAAACAGCGAAGGCGGCGGCGGCGGAGGCGGAGGCGGCGGCGGCGGAGCTAAAGAGATTGGATCAGATTGCGACAGCGGCTGCGACAGCGGCTGCGGAAGTGTTGGCGGCGGTGGAGGCGGTGAGGGCTCGGGCGGAGGAGATGGCGGTGAAGATGGGCCAGTCGATAGCGGCAGTGTTGCCTCCCGCGTCACCTCGGGCGGCAGCAAAGGCGACGAGTAGGAAAGACAATATGTTGACACGGGATGATAATCCAGCGAGGGCTCAAGATCAACCAAGACATCGGCGAAGGAAGCGGAGAAACAAGAATAACCCTAGAACTTATTCTAGTATTTCTTCTGGTGGCGGAACAAACACTAAAAAATATAGAAGATGCAATAAAAGAAAAACAAAGCATTATAAGAAAAAAGCAAAACGTTACACCAAAAAACGGAATATGCACTATTAAGATTCTGTTTTGAGTTTTTGTTTTTGTTTTTGTTTTTGTGAGTGAGATTGTGTTTGTGTTTGTTTTCGTGTAAATGTTTTGTCTTGTTTTTTAGACAGCTTAAGCTTAGGTTTTACTTTTTGTGTTTGATTGGGTTTTGTATTGTCAAAAAATCCTAGTAGTTTCATAAACATTGAATCTTTCATTACTGGATTGTCTTTTGATGAATCAGTTGAACTAACACAATTTGTATCACTATTATTGGTTTCTGTTATATTAAATCCTGGTAACATATACAAGTTCTTTAGTAAACTATTTGATTTATCTAAATCATTTATATTTTTATATAAATCATTTATAGCGCTATACATTTATATAATAGAGTTATATTAAATTACTTCAATTATAAACTCGTTTAATTGTTTTATTAATATTATATGTTCTGTTTGATTTAATAAAGTCTAATAGTGATTTAACATTTGTATTAACATTTGTGCCATTAGCATTTGTGCCATTAGCATTTGTGCCATTAGCATTTGTGCCATTAGCATTTGTGCCATTAGCATTTGTGCCATTGTTAGTTCTACTAAAATATTCAATAAAACATTGCTCTAAAAATTTATAACTTAGTCCATTTGGTTGTTTTACTTGTATAAAACTAAGTTTCCCATCACTTATGTTAATAATAGGATATTTTTTATTAGCATTATCAAAATGCTGTATTAAATGATTTGTTAACTCCTCTTTTTCATCTTTTAATAGTTGTATTTGACTTATTAATTGTTTAGCTTGATTATCCAAGACCACCCACCTTTTAATTTTGTCTTCAATACTCATTACTAAATTACTTTGTTTGTGTCTTTAAGTTGTTTTATTAATACTTTGCTTCTAAAAAATTGATTTATTATAACTTTAGTAATATAGTACTAATATATTATGAGCATACAAACTATTGACGAGTTTATTATTATTATTGACAACGCAATAGATAATGGAAATGTAGACAATTTAGTAAAAGCAATTAATTATTATCAAAATAGTATACCAATTAATTATATTAATTGTGCTAAAACTATTTTATACGAATTGTTAATTGAGAAAATGGAATGTGTGGAAATTAACTAATTAGTTAGCTAATTAGTTAAATAGTCAAACACTCAAAAAGTTCAAAAATTAGTATCTACGTTTTCTTGATTTTCTATTACTATTTTGTGTAAGGTAGCTTCTAGAACGAACATGTTTGTTACTTCTTTTTTTCATAAAGTCTGTAGCAGCAAATAATCCGGCAGGAACTAGTAAATCAAACAATGATGACCCCCCATTGGCACTTCTTCTACTCTTTCTTCTTTTGCTTCTTTCTCTCATTATGTTTATATAAATAATATATATAAAAATAATTAAAATAATTAAAATAATTAAAATAATTAAAATAATTAAAATTACTCAATTGTTCTAATACTATGTTTATTTAATTTAATATTATAACGAATTAATAAAAGTAAAACTCCTAAATGTAAAATAAAGCTGGTAAATATGAAAAATATAAAAAAATACAAATATATATTTATTTCTTTCAAAAAATATTCTAAAACAGGAGAGAATATTTCTTTTAATTCTTTTTTGGATTCTTCTGTTTTTAGAAAGTTAATACATTGATTGGCTAGCGCATTTTTCAACATAATATTAAAAATATTAGTATTTAAAATATTACTATTTAAATATTTAAATAGTAATGCGCACAAATTTAATTACATTTTTATTATCTTAAATTAATTAAATGAATAACAAAATATATGAACTTACATCTGATTTTGATTTTAATTTAGTAAGGTTAGAAAATCCTTCTCTAATAAGTGGTAATAATTATTATAGTAAAATAAATAATCCTACAAAAAATAATCTATATATTCAACTACCTAAATGTAATACAAAACAAGGTATTGTAAATACTAATAATAAATGTTTTTGTGATTTAGAATTTATGAGCAATAATAAAGAAGTAATAGAATTTTTTGAAAATCTAGAAAGTCATTGTGTTAAAGAAATATGTGCAAATAAAGAATTGTGGTTTTATGATTCTAAAAGCATTTCCGATGATGATATTCAAGAATATGTTGTTCCAATTATGAGGTCATATAAGTCTGGTAAAAAATTCTTGATAAAAACATCAATTAAGCAAGATAAAATTATTATATATGATGAAAATGAAAAAAAAATAACTTTAGAAGAATATGATAAAGTTAATGATATTGTACCATTAATAAATATAAACGGGATTAAGTTTTCAAAGTCTTCTTTTATTATTGATATAATATTGGTCCAATTTATGATATTATATCCTTGCGATAGTTTTGAAAATCAGATATTAATTAAATTAAATAAACCTATTAACAGTGTAGAAAATAAAAAAATTAATGTAAATGACTTAAAAAAAGTAAATGACTTAAAAAATAATAAAGTTATTTATGATGACACAAGCTCTGTAAATGATGAAGATGATACTAGTGAAGATGATGAAATTAACATCGAATCTCAATATCTTACTAATATTACTAATGTTTCTTGTATAAGTGCACAAGACATTAGTTCTTCAATTGTTAAAGAAGACGTAAATTCTTCAATTGTTAAAGAAGAAACATGTTCTTCAATTGTTAAAGAAGACGCATGTTCTTCAATTGTTAAAGAAGAAGCATGTTCTTCAATTGTTAAAGAAGAAACATGTTCTTCAATTGTTAAAGAAGACGCATGTTCTTCAATTGTTAAAGAAGAAGCATGTTCTTCAATTGTTAAAGAAGAAGTTAAATTAACTAATAATGAAGATTCATTTAGAGTAATTTCAGAAGCTAGCAATGTATTAAATAGTAATTCCAATGCTTTAGAAAATAATCATGTTATTGAAATATGTGATTTAGATAATATTATTGTAAACAATGAACCAATTGAACTTAAAACACACGATAGTATATATTTAGAAATATATAAAAAAGCAAAACAAAAAGCAAAAGAAATAAGACAAAATGCTATTCAAGCATTTTTAGAAGCAAAAAATATAAAAGTTAAGTATAATTTAAATACACTTGATGGTTCATCTAGTGATGAAGAAAGTAAATTATAAAGTGATTACTAATAATTACTAATTATTGCCAATAAATTAGTAATAATTAGTAATAATTAGCAATAATTAGTGTTAATTAACGTTAATTAGTGTAAATTAGCGTTAATTAGTAATTATTAGTAATTATTAGTAATTTTTAGTAATTATTAGCAATATAATTAATTATATTAATTAATTATTATTGAAAATTTTTTATTGTTTATTTTATATAAAATGACAGTTTTAAATAAAATAAGCAAAGGAATTAAGAACGAACATGTTTTAGGAGTTATTGCTTTATTGTTTGTTGTATATGCTTTTTATAAATATTCAGAGGGTAAAAATATATTACAGTCACCTATGACATCATTAAATCCTTCTTCATATTCATCTAACCCATCAATTGAAAATGTATCTTCGCAGTCAATTACAAACAGCAATTCTACTTATGCGCCATATAATGGTAATTCAAATTCACAAATAGCTACATCGGCAGATAGTGCTAGCGCTATTAACCAATTAATTTCAACAAAAGCTGTGTCCAACCCCGCGGATTTATTACCAAATAGTTCAGCAAACGACTGGTCCAATCTAAATCCAGTAAGCAGTTCTGATTTAAGAAATATTAACTTATTAAATCCCACACAATTAGTTGGAATCAATACACAAGGTTCAAGTCTAAGAAATTCAAATTTACAAATTAGATCAGAACCAGCAAATCCAAGAACAAATACAAATTGCCCTTGGAATATTTCTACAATTGAAACAGATACCTTTAGAAGACCATTAGAAATAGGATCCAGTATGTAAATGCTAAGACATTTTAATATTGTTAATTAAGATAAAGTAAGATAAAGTAAGATAAAGTAAGATAAAGTAACATAAATAAGATAAAATTTTATATTAATATTTTTTATTATAAAATTTTATATAAATATAAATGAGTTCATTATTTAGCAATAATATACTTAATTTATTGTTACTAACATTTATAATAATTATTGCTATTAAATTGTATATAAATAGTGATTCGTTTAATTTAAGATGTATTATTTCAGATATAAATGGCACCACATATTGTGTTCGTGATAGAAATAAAATTCAATTATCAGCAAATAAATTGGCTCAAGTAAATATTAATTTAAATAAATTAGTAAATCATTTAGCAAAAAAATATCCAAATCAGGGTAATGTAAAACGCTTAATTAAAGGTTATAATCCACAAAAAATATATGAAACATTACCAACAAGCGAATTTACAGCATATAGCGAAAATAAAGGAGAGAAATTAGCCTTTTGTTTAGATACAGAAAAAAATAGTCAAGGTCGTTTAATAGATATTAATACGTTAATGTATGTTGCGCTACATGAAGTAAGTCATATTGCTACAAAGTCTATAGGACATAATGATGAATTTTGGGAAAATTTTAAATTTATTATTACTGAAGCAAAAGAAATAAATATTTATAATCCAATTGATTATAAAAAAAATCCAGCACGCTATTGTGGTATGAATATTAGCGACAACCCATATTATGACATTTAAAGGTTAAAAATTAAAACTAAAAATTAAAACTAAAAATTAAAACTAAAAATTAAAACAAAAAATTAAAATTAAGATTATACAAAAACATATATTATATCATATATAGTATAACTATTAGAAATAGTTGGATCGTTAGAACTATTATTAGCGTATGCATTCCCGTGTACTTTT